TGCCGCGAGGCAATCGGTTGTGGGTTCCGTCCACCGACGCTGGTCATCACAACGAAACCCGGAAGCTCTTCCGTTTCGGCGCCCAGGCCGTAGGTCACCCACGATCCCATCGACGGCCGTCCGCTGATGGCAGTTCCGGTGTTCATAAAAGTATGAGCCGGATCGTGATTGATCTGTTCGGTCAGCATCGACTTCACCACACAGATATCGTCGGCCATCTTCGCGTGCCACGGGAGATAGTCACTGATCAACTGCCCACTCTGACCGTAACGTCGGAAGTTCGTCATCGGCTCCTGGCACTTGAGCTCCTTGCCTTGAAGCTGCGCGATCGGTTGGCCTTTCGTAAACGATTCGGGCATCGGCTGTCCGTGCAATCGTTTGAGTTCCGGCTTATAGTCGAACGTTTCCAAATGCGAGGGACCGCCGGCCATGCAAAGAAAGATGACTCGTTTGGCGCGGGCAGCGAACTGGGGCATCCCTGGCACGCCGGGCCCATTCGCTCGATGCAGCGCAGCGTTCACGGTGGGTTCGGAACCGGTAAGGTCTCGGCTAAGAAGCGACGTCAGTGCGGCCGATCCAAGCCCCACACCGTTTCGAGCAAGGAATGTACGGCGACAGATTTCGTTGTGCCAAGTTTTCATTGTGTTTCCGTTCTCCCCTGGGTCAATGCTCGTTGGTCGCGTGTTCGTTGGTCGCGTGTTCTTTGGTCGCGTGTTCTTTGGTCCATGTCGGTGACCGAGGCGCTGAATTTCCGCCTGGAGGAGCGCGGGCAAGAGATCCGGATCGGCAAGACGGCCGTGGGAGAGTTCTCCAAGCTCCTGAAGGATCAGCGCGACGCCTTCGCGATGGCCGAGACGCTTCTTGCGGACATGGACGTCCAGTCCGAGAGCGAGCTGCACAAGATGCTCCTGCACATGATCGCCACCTCGGCCGCGATGGCGATGAAGGATGCCCGCGACAATGATCGACACATGGAGCCCAAGGACCTGATGAGCCTGGGCCGCATGCTGAAGGATCTGATGAGCTCGGCCGGGATCCGCGAAAAGATGCTCGAGGACGAGCGCGCCCGAGTGGCCGAAGAGGCGCGCCAGGCCGCGCAATCCGAGATGGCCGAGAAGCTGGACCAGGCAGTCAGCGCCGGAGCCATCAACACCCAGGCGGCCCAGGCGGCGCGCGAGGCGATGGGGTTTGCATGATGACCAACGATCCAATCAGGGCCATCCGCTTCGACAGCACCGAGCAGTTCAAGGAGACCGAACTGGCGGGCAGTTACTATCTGGACCTGACCCATGACCGCTTCTGGTTCTTCTGCCCCTGCGGCTGCGGCGCGCGCAGCGCGATCCGCATCGGCAAGCGCGAGAAGCCCGAGCCGAGCCCCTCGTGGCTCTGGAATGGATCGCTCAACGATCCCGACCTTTCGCCCTCTATCCGTCAGCTGGTGTGCGGCTGGCACGGATGGCTAAGCGACGGCTACTGGATCCCCGCCCCCGACAGCGGAGCGAACCGCCTACAGCCCGATCGCGAAGGAGAGGCAGCATGAGCGACAAGGATATGGCGATCGGCGCGAAGGTCCTGGTCGGCGATTACAACTGGCGCGACGGGCCGATCTGGCCAGCGGTATGCGCGTTCCTGTTCGGACGTCGCGAGCGGTTCGTTCATCTCGGACTACGCTGCACCGTCGCCTGGTGGAAAGGCGAGCCATATCTCATTTGGGTCAGGGGCGCGTGATGGCTTGGTATTGGGTTGAAGGCGGTACGCACCGAAACGCGCGACGCCTTGGCGGGTTTCCAACCCGCGATGACGCAATGGACAGTGCCATATGGAATGCGTCGATGCGGCTCCCGGACGATGCACCCCAGAGAGAGCAGCTTTGGCGTTCACTGGAGCGATCCGGATGGCGGATCAAATGGGAACACGGGTGATTGACCGATGCGCAATCTATCAAAAACTGTCCCAACGCTTGTTCCGCACAGGCACCGTCATGGCACCCGTGCTCGATTTCTCGTTTTCGAATTGAGCGTTGCAAGATGGGCACTCAAGCAGGCGCCCGGATGGTTGAATCGGTACATACTTTTTCCGGTCCTGGACACATACGGGGCACACGGTTTCAAAGTGATCGCGCGCATTGTCCTGCGATCGAAGGCGAAGCACGACACCGCCCCCGTTGAGTGTCGTCGGCGCATAGAGTTTGAGGGTGTTCTCGAAGGCTTGCTCCTGCTTCGCGAGCTGCTCGAGCTCCATGAGGCGCTCTATCATAGCAAGGCGCGCCTCTTTGAATTCGATCGCCTCGTCGATCAACTTCATCACGTCAGCCCTGAGCTCCTTATCGGCTTTGGAGTTTCCAGAGATGCGCTCACCAATGCTCTTGGCAAGCCCGGCAACCCCGGTGACATTGTCCGCAATTTCGCGGAGATGCTCAATGCGCTCGACAAAGAGATTGAGGTCCATTGCACCACCTATGAAGAATCACTCGTAGATCCTGATTGTCGGGCGTCTGGACGATTGCCGCAATGACCTCCCCCGTCATCACTTTCCTGCCTTATCAGAAGGCTTGGCTCCAGGATCAGAGCCGGTTCAAGATCGGCATGTTCACGCGGCGTGGCGGCAAGACGTTCGGCGCCTGCGGTGAGATCGCGGATGACTGCTTTCAGGCCGAGGTGGCGCGGCGCAAGGTTCGCTGGACCATTCTGTCGCGCTCCGAGAGCACCGCCAAGGAGGCGATGGAGGACGCGCTCAAACCCATCGTGAAGGGGTTTTACGCGGCCTATAACGAGATCGCCAAGTTCTCCGCGCCGGAGTTCGGCGAAGGCGAGTTCTACAGCCAGGAGCTGGATGCGACCTACAAGACCCACGAGGTGCGCTTCCCCGGTGGCAGCCGGGTCACCGCGCTCTCGGCCTCACCGGACGCCGCGCGGGGCTTTGGTGGCAACCTCCTCTTGGATGAATTCGCCTTCCACCGGGACAGCCGACGGATCTGGGGCTCGGCCTTCCCGGTCGCCGCCCGCGGCGGCCACAAGATCCGGGTGATCTCCACGCCCAACGGCAAAGGCAACAAGTTCTTCGAGCTGATGACCACGGACGATCCGACCTGGTCCAAGCACCATGTCGATATCTACCAGGCGGTCAAACAGGGCCTCGATGTCGATATCGAAGAGCTGCGACGCGGCATGGCCGACGAGGATGCCTGGGCACAGGAGTTCGAGCTGCAATGGCTGGACGAGGCGTCGAGCTGGCTGAGCTACGATCTGATCGCGTCCTGCGAGGACCGTCTGGCGGGCATGCCAGGCAAGTACACCGCCGGCCCCTGCTATCTCGGGATCGACATCGCGGCCCGCAACGACCTCTTCGTGATCTGGGTCCTGGAAAAGGTCGGCGGACAGCTGATCGCACGGGAGATGATCGCCGCCAAGCGGATCACCTTTGCCGAACAGGATCGCCTGCTTGATGAGCTGATGGAGCGCTATGATGTGGTCCGGGTCTGCATCGACCAGACCGGCATGGGCGAGAAGCCGGTCGAGGACGCGATCCGCCGCTATGGTCCAAGCCGGGTCGAAGGGGTCCTCTTCACCGCACCGCGCAAACTGGACATGGCAACGCTGCTGAAGGAGCGCATGCAGGACCGATCCGTCCTGATCCCGTCTGGCGACCGGGTGCTGCGCGCCGATCTGCATGCTGTGAAGTCCCGTGTCGGGCCCACGGGCATCCGCCGCCTGATCGCCGATGGCGAAACCGATGGCCACGCCGACCGGTTCTGGGCACTGGCGCTGGCGGTCACCGCCGCCGAGGGACCGGAGATGGAATACGGATACCGCTCGGCGAGCGACCAGATCGGCCACAACGGCGGGCCCAGCATGTTCGAGGATCCCGCCTCGCGTGAGTACGGCTGGTACCGGCCGCCCCTGGGGCGGGGAATGAGAGGGTTTCCGTGAGATCCATTCTGATCAGTTTCACCGATGGCACCAGCCGTCGCTTTGAGCACGAGGGGCGCGCCGGAGGGTCGTACTCGATCAGCATTCGCTATGAGGGTGAGTTCGCCATCGTCTCCGACGAATGGGGCCGTGAGGCCGCATTCCCCGCCGCCCGGATCAAGGACATCGAAACCCAACCCTGGAGCTATTCATGAGCGACCGATTTGACAGCATAGACGATCAGCGGACCGGCAACGCGTTCCGCCACACCTACCGCAAGCTGACGGATGTGGAGAAGCGTCTCGTCGACAATATCAAGGATAGCGCCGCAGGATTGGCAGACTTGTTAGATGAGGGGCCAGCTGGCCGCGAAATGGCGATGGCCAGGACGAAGCTCGAGGAGACGGTCATGTGGGCCGTGAAGGCGGTGACCAAGTGACCCTACAGGCCTCACAGATCGGCGACCAAGGCCAGCGCTTCGAAGTGCATTGCCGGGGCTATCCTGAGGACGGGGATCAGGTGATCGGCTGGGCGACTACTCTGGATCGGGCCGAAGCGATGGCGGCGAGCATTCGGCTGGCACCACGTGCGATTTCCGGCTGGGTCGTGGACCGAGAGACCGGCCAGAAGGTCCACTGCGAGCTCTTCAGCCACGATTGGCGAAAGGAGTACTATGGACATCGCTGTCGGAAATGCGACGAGTTCCATGCGTTCGGATGTGCGCCTTGGGACCGGTCAGACGAAGAGTGTGGTCTCACATGACCCTCGAAGCCGTTTCAAACACCCTTTTTCCCTATCGTGAGATGCCCGCCGATCTGGCGGATTGCGAGGTCACGCGGATCAAGCCGTGGTTGCTCGAGATCGTGGAGCCGCTCTATTCGACGGCGCCAGGTCCAGAGGTCACAGCACCTTTGTGCTGCTTTATACGAACCGTGATCTTCTACAAGCATCCCTATCGGGTCGTGGAAGGGAATTTCGCCGAATGGGACGGGGTGGAAACGCGACTGCAGCTCGAGGATGTGGTCACGTTCGAGGGCGAGAGATACGACGTGACGGCTGGCTGCGTCGAGTGGGACTTCAACCGCTGGGTAATGCGGTACGGCGCGCGTCGACAGTGGCGCAAGTAGGAGAAGAGCCTTCCGCCATGACCAAACGCGCGCCACCCCAAATCGACTGGAACGCAATGCAGCCCGGACAGACCGGGTGGACCGTCATTCCGGTCGGGGCGAATTGGCAGGTCTATCCCTTCTTCGAGGATGACCTGGACGAGTTCGATGAAGACACCGCCGCCGCCACGCGGCTGAATTAGGAGGCTGACATGGCCCGCAGACCGCAACTCCTGGACGCCACCGGCAAACCCGTGGACCGGACGGTTCTGACCGAGGAGATCGCCGCACCCACGCTGACCGGTGTGCGCTCGCCCATCACCGGCTATCCCGGCAACGGGTTGGATCCGTCATCGCTCGCGCTGATCCTGCGCGCGGCTGATCATGGCGACCCGATCCGCTACCTCGAGCTGGCCGAAACGATTGAGGAGCGGGATCCGCATTACCTGGGCGTGCTGGGAACCCGGAAACGCTCGGTCAGTCAGATCCCGATCACGGTCGAGCCGGGCTCCGACGATGCTGAGGATCTCAAGATCGCGGAGGAGATCGAGGACTGGCTGCGGCGGGATCAGCTGCGCGGCGAGCTCTTCGACGTGCTGGACGCGGTCGGCAAGGGCTACTCCTTCACCGAGATCATCTGGGATACCTCGAGCGGCCAATGGTGGCCGGAGCGGCTGAAGGACCGCGATCAGCGCTGGTTCACCTTTGACCGCGTCAACCTCGACACGCCCTATATGCGCGACGAGAGCAGCGCGGAGGTGCCCCTGCCCGGCTTCAAGTTCATCCAGGCGCGGATGAAGGCCAAGACGGGCTTGGTGACGCGCAGCGGCCTCGCAAGGGTCGCGATGTGGGGCTATCTGTTCAAGAAGTACACCGAACGGGACTGGGCCATCTTCACGCAGACCTTTGCCCAACCCCTACGCCTGGGCAAATGGGGCGCGGGTGCCAGCGAGACAGACAAAGAGACGCTCTTCAAGGCGGTGGCCAACATCGCGGGCGATTGCGCCGCGATTGTCCCCGAAAGCATGCACATCGAATTCGTGGAGGCGGGCAATATCGGCACCAGCCACGCGCTCTACAAGGAACGGGCCGACTGGCTGGATCAGCAGGTCTCGAAAGCCGTGCTCGGTCAGACGACCTCCACGGACGCGATCTCGGGCGGTCACGCGGTCTCGAAAGAACACCGGGAAGTCCAGGAGGACATCGAGCGCGCCGACGCGGTCGAACTACAGGGGATCCTGAACCGGGATCTCGTGCGGCCCTTCGTCATCCTCAACCACGGTCCGCGCAAGCACTATCCCCGACTGATCATCGCCCGGCCGGAGCAGGAAGACCTCACATCGCTGGCCACCGCGCTTGGAACGCTAGTGCCTCTGGGCCTTCAAGTTGCCGAGCAGGAGATCCGGGGCAAATTCGGCCTGCGCGAGCCTGCGAAGGGCGAGGCAATCCTTGGCCAGAAATCCGCCGATCCGGCCAAAACGGCCCCACCAGCACCCGTCTCGGAGGAGGAAGAGGCCGAGAATAGTGCTGAGAGCAAAATTGAATACCGTTTGAATACCCTTCTCGCCGATTTGCGGTGCTCCACCCCCGAAAGCACCCAGTCGCGTTATACGGGCCGCTCAGCGGCTCTGTCCGAAACCGACCTTCTGGCCGATCGGCTGGCTGAAGAGGCGGATCCGCTGGTCGAGGACATGCTCGGCACCATCAGGGCCATGCTCGAGGGCGCATCGGACTTCGCCGAATTCCGGGAGCGGCTGCTGGCCGGGTTTCCCGAATTGGCGGCGGAGGAGCTGGCCGGTGTCATGGCTGCCGCCATGATGGCGGCGGAGGCCGGTGGGTGGGTGCTGACCGAGGAGGAAGCTGGTGACTAAGGGAGACGGACAAACGATGGCTCGCCAATTCCGCAAGGGTTTGGAGATCGCTCGGACAAACCCAGAATTCATCACTTCCGTGAGCGCGTTGCTCGATCAAGCGATATCAGATCGCTGGACACCTCGAGAATGGCAGACAGCATTTGCTGACCTAGCCGCGTCGATGATGAATTCTCAATCAAGTCGGGGCGATGGGTCGGCAGGATGCCCTCTGCGCGCAGGGCATGATCCATTATGATGAAGGCGCGCACTAGGCGGAGGACCCCGTGTCTCGTTGCGAATGGCCACTGCTGCAATTGCAAAATGTTCAGCTCACGAAGGCGTTCCATCCGATACACAGCATCTTCAAAGTCCGGCTCAGCCGCGGGCGTTGGAAATCCCGTCTCGGATGCCTGGAGGAAGCCCAGCAAGACCACCAACAGTTCCTCGTTCACTAGATCATCGCTCATGGATGACGGATAAATGACCGGAGCTGATTCGACCATCCGCGCCACTTTCCGCAAGCCCTTCACCGAGCAGGTCGCCGCGTTTCGATTGCGCCTGGGCAACCTGGTGCCGACGGCGCGGTGGGACGATCTACAGCGCAACGCGCATGACCGCGGCTTCATGGTGGCAGGCGCGATGAAGGCCGACCTTCTGGCCGATCTGGCGGCTGCGGTCGACAAGTCGATCGCCGAAGGGACCGGCATCGCGGCTTTCCGCGCGGAATTCGAGGAGATCGTGACGCGGCATGGCTGGGCGGGCTGGACCGGCGATGGCACCGAACGGGGCCGCGCCTGGCGCACGCGCGTCATCTATTCGACCAACATGCGCACCACCATGGCGGCCGGGCGTCTGGCGCAGCTGCGCGACGGCAATTTCCCCTTCTGGGTCTACCGCCACAGTGGCGCGGTCGAGCCGCGCCTTGACCACCTGAGTTGGGATCGCGTCGTTCTGGCGGCCGATCATCCCTTCTGGGTTACGCATTACCCGCCGAACGGCTGGGGTTGCGGTTGCCGCGTGCGCGGTGCCCGCAGCCGGGAGAGCGCGCGGCGGGTCGGTGGGGATCCGACCAAACCCCTACCCGACAACTGGCAAACGCGGGATCCGCGCACCGGCGCACCGGTCGGGATCGACAGGGGCTGGGATTATCGTCCGGGCGATACGGTCACACCCGAGGTGCTCGGTCTGAGGCGCAAGCTCGATTTCCTGCCCGAGCGCCCGTCGATCGCGCTGATCCAGTCCTGGCTGAACCATGACGCCTTCTCTCGCTGGCTCAAAGATCCTGACGGGTCCTGGCCGCTGGTCCGATTACCCAAGGACAAGGCTCGCGCGTTGGGTTCGCCGGACAAGACCGTCGCCGATCTGACCGCCGAAACCATGCGAAAGCAGCTGCAGGCGCATCCCGAGCTTAGGTTGATCGACTATCTGCAGGCGCAAAACGTGGTGGACCGACCGACACTCTCGTTTACGGACGATCGCGGAGGCCTGATCTTTGTCCAGTCGGACACGAGTGGCGGGTACACGCTGGTGATCAAGGCGACGCGCAGCGGATCGAGGCTGATGGTCACAAGCCTGCGTCGCCTGTCGGGCAGCGGCCCTCTGCGCGAGGCCGAGATACGGCGTCTGCTGGCGCGGTCACGTGATCTGGGGGAGTAAAGTGCGGGCGGTGGGGCCTCCCTCCGATATAGCTCAGCAACCCCACATGGCGCTCCGAGATCGCTCTCGTGCTACGGCCGGGAGAATTTCACCGTGTCACGCCCGCTGAAGGAGATATAGCCATGTACTCGGTTGAATACAACGACGACGACGTCAGCGCCGGTCTGGCGAGCCTCTCGGTCGTGCTGACCGATATGTCGCCGGTGATGAACCAGATCGGCGAAATCCTGGAGGACAGTACCGACGAGCGATGGCAACAGGGCATCGCGCCTGACGGTACCCCCTGGACGCCCAAATCGCAGACCACGCTGGATGCCTACAAGCGGCGCGGCCTGCGCGCTTCGCCCCTTCCGCTGATCGGACCAAACGAAAGCGGCGTCCCGCTGCGCCAGTCGATCTTCCGCCAGTATGGTCCGGACTACGTCGAGCTTGGCACGAACGCCATTCAAGCGGCCGTGATGCAGTTCGGGGCGGCAAAGGGCGCTTTTGGCACCTACCAGGGCAAGGGCTTCGGTGGCAGCACACCAACGATCTCGATCCCCTGGGGCGACATCCCGGCACGTCCCTTCCTGGGCGTCTCGGAGGCCGATCGCACCAACATCCTGGACGAACTGGCCGAGCAGTTGGCCGACGCGACGCGGAGATAACCCTCCTGAGCTTGGGGGCCGACCGGTGGTCCTGGGGGCCATAGGTTGGCCACATGAGCAAGACAGCCTTCATCCCTGCCGAGATGTCCGCGATACCGCTTTCCGATGCGTCGGAGAGCGTGCCCGAGTGGATCCATCTTCTGCCCGCGCCCCGAAACGGGCGGATCGAGACGCAGGATAGTCGCGGTCCGTACCTGATCGCGGATCAGCAGGCGATCATCGACACCACCTTTGCGCGCAGCCCGAAGGTGCCGGTCGATATCAACCACTCAATCCACCGCGCCGCGAAAGCGGGTCAGCCCTCCCCTGCCGTGGGCTGGGTGACCGAGATGCAGGCCCGCGAGGACGGTATCTGGGGCAAGGTCGACTGGAGCGCTCAAGGCGAGGAGCTTTTGCAAGGCAAGGCCTATCGCGGGATCTCGCCGGTCATCGCGCATGACAAGGCAAAGCGGGTTGGGGCCATCACGGCCGTCAGCCTGATCAACACCCCCAATCTGCGCGGTCTGACCGCGCTTCACAGCGAGGAAACAGACATGGCTTTCAGCCAGAAACTGGCGAAACTGCTCGGTCTCGAGGAAGGCGCGAGCGAAGAGGACATCCTGGAGGCGGCGCAGTCGGCTCTGGGTGGCTCGGGTGAGGATGGCGAGACGGAGGCCGCGCAAAGCGCTCTCGATCAGATCGCGCCTGTGCTGGGCCTGAAGGCCGGTGCCAGCGTCGATGACATCGTCGAGGCAGCGCAATCCAAGGTCGAGGCCGCGGATGCCGAGGTCGAGGCGCTGCAGGCGACGGTCAAGGAGCTGGGCGGCACGATCACCGAGCTGAGCGAGGGGCGCGCGCGCGACAAGGCTGAGGTCTATGTCGATGGCGAGATGAAGAAAGGCCGGGTGGGTCTGAACGCCAAGGTGCGCGACACCTACGTCTCCATGCACATGGAGGACCCCAAGAAGGCCACCACGCTGATCGAGGCGATGCCGATCCTGACCGGTGAGCTGCCGATGGTTGCGCCGCAATCGTCCAGCACGCTCGAGGACAAGACCGGCGAGCAGATCGCCACACAAGCCCAGGAGCTGATCGCCAAGCGCGCGCAGGGAGGCATCACGCTCTCCTTCCTCGATGCGCTGTCTGAAATCGAGGGGGGCACGGCATGATCGTGACATTCATCAAATCCTTTGTTGCCGACACCGAAGTCGGCCCGAACCTGATCGTCGCGTTCCACGATCCCGCCAATGACGCGACGGTCGAGCTGGCCAGCGCCAACACCGACGCCCTTCTCGGGGTCTCCGACAGCCTGGGTGCCGAGGCAGGAGCTATGGTCGACGTCAAGATGGGCGGCTTCGTGCCGGTCAAGCTGGGCGGCACCGTCCAGGCCGGGCAGCCGGTCACTGCCAACGCCACCGGCCAGGGTATCGCGGCGACCGCTGCTGTGGCGACGACTGTCCGTTTTGTCGGCTTCGCGGTGGAGCCGGGCGTCTCCGGTGACATCATCGACGTCTTCTTCGCTCCTGGTGTGATCCACCAGGGCTGATCCTGATCTGAAAGGACCTATCACATGGCTCCCCGCCGTCCCTTTGTTACCGACCCTGTCCTCACGTCCATCGCCGTCGGGTACAAGAACCCCGCTGGTGCACGCATTGCAGACATGGTGATGCCCCGCCAGCCGGTGCCGGCCGAGAAATTCAAGTGGACTGAATACCCGCTGGCCGAGGCCTTCAACACGCCGGATGCGCAAGTGGGCCGCACCGGTCGCGTCAAGCAGCTGGAATTCGGCGGCACTGAAAAGACCGACAGCGTCGACGATTACGGTCTCGAAACGCCGATCCCGTATTCCGACATTCAGGCGGCCGCTACCGCGCGGGCCAACGGCTTGTCCAAGTACGACCCGGAGCGCCATTCGGTGAACATGCTGATGGAGACCATCGAAAACATCCGCGAAGCGCGCGTTGCGGGCATCGTACACAACCCCGACACCTACGCCGCGGCACGGCGCATCGCGCTGACCGGCACGGATCGCTTCGACGATTACGCCAATTCCGACCCCATTCAGGTGATCAAGGACGCAATCCTCGGCACGCTGATCTATCGCCCCAACACACTGGTTCTGGGTATGGAAGTCTGGAGCTTCCTCAGTTCGCACCCCAAGATCGTGAACGCGATCAAGGGCAACCTGACGGACGAAGGCATCGTGACGCGCGAACAGTTCGTCGCCCTCTTTTCCGGCGAAGGCATCACCCAGCTTCTGGTGGGCGACGCCTGGACCAACAGCGCCAAGCCCGGCCAGGACCCGGTTCTGAGCCGCGCCTGGGGGAAGCACATCTCGCTCCTGCACATCAACCCGATGGCCGCGGTCGAGGGAGGTGGCATTACCTTCGGCATGACAGCCGCTCTCGGGGGCCGCATTGCTGGCCGGATCGAGGACAAGGACGTCGGTCTGCAGGGCGGCGTCCGGGTCCGGACCGGCGAGCGGTTGAAGGAGCTGATCATCGCCAAGGATGTCGGCTACTTCATCCAGAACGCGATCAGCTGAGGGGGGATGATATGAGCGATCAAGCCCAAACCCCAGATCCCAAGGCCGCACCCGCGGCCAAGGCTCCGACCAAGGAGAAGGTCGCGGCCAAGCCGAAAGCCTCGGCCCGCACCAAGGCCGCAACTAAGGCGCCCGCTCAAAAGGCGGCGGCGCCTGCGAAGCCGAAAACGACCAGCTTCAAGGCCGTCTCGAACATCCGCAAGGGCGGCAAGCCCTACAAGCCCGGTGACCCCATCGAGCTGACCGAGGCAGAAGCGGTCGAGCTGAAGGCAGCCAAGGCGATCTAACGAGGCAGGCGCGCCCCTTTCCTGGCAGCGGGGGCGCGCGGCAAGGCGGCGGGCGGGCGAGCAGACATCCCCCCAGGTGGCGCGCCCGCCGCAATTCAATCTCAGACGGTGGTGGGGGCAGCCGGGGCCAACATGGCAATGCGGTCCACCGCTGGAGAACGTGAGGCTAACCCCGCCCATTGGCGCGAGCGATCACCGAACCCGGCAGTCATGCCCCGCTAATCACGAAGGACCCCGCAATGTACACGACGCAACAGAAACTGGAAGACCGCTACGGCGCCCAGGAGCTGGTGCGTCTGACTGATCGCAACGAGGTCGCGACCGACACGATCGACGCGGCTATCGTCGCCGACGCCATAAGCGAGGCCGTCGCCATCATCGACGGATACCTGGCGCGCCGCTATGCCCTGCCGCTTGCCGAAACCCCGCCCCTGATCGCCGGGATCGCCCGCATCATCGCCTATTGGAAGCTGCACATCGTCACCCCAGACGAAAAGACACAAGACGAGTACGAAGGGGCCATGACGCAGCTGCGCGAGATCGCCGATGGCACCATTCGGTTGCCGCTTGGCGAGGTCGAGCCAACCGAAACGGGCGGAACCGGCGCCCGCGTGACGGATCGCGACCGTCCGATGTCCGCCGACCAGATGAAGGGCTTCATCTGATGCTGACAGCGGTCAAAGATCGCCTGGAGGACCAGGTGCCGGTGTTGCGGCACCGCGTGGAGCTGGCAACGGGGTTTGCCGAGCTGATGCGCGCCAAGCGTCGGCCGTCCTCGCCCATTGCCGCCTATGTGGCGCCTGTCGGGCTGCGCGGCAAACCCGCCGATGTGGTCAGCGGCCATTACAGCCAGGACATCCAGGAGACCCTGAGCGTGATCCTGTTTGCCCGCGGCGGCACCAAGGATGGCGACCGGGCACTCGAGGACATCGCCGATCTTGTCCGCGACGTCATCAGGGCTATCGCGGGCTGGACGCCGTCGGACACCGTCGGGCTTTTTGCATTCGTTCAGTCGGGCGTCGCGAACTGGAACGAGGGCATCCTGATTTACCAATGGCAGTTCGCCATCGATGACAGACTGAGGATCACCACATGAGCAAGTCTCCCAGACCCATCACCAAACTGCCGGGCAACGGCGGCAGCTACACCCTGACCAAAGGCCGTCTGAAGAGGCAGCCCCTTCCGAGCCAGGCCGACGCAAAGGCTGATGAGCCGACCCAAGACAGCGCCGGATCGACCGGTTTGAAGGAGGATTAAACGATGATTTACGCCCGTGAGAAGGTGGTGCTGTTCGGTCTGGAAAGCAGCTATGGCACCGATCCGGCGCCGGGTGCGTCCGCCGGCGTCCTGGCAAAGAACTTCACCTTGTCTCCGATGCAGGGGGAGGACACCGCGCGCGAGCTCGATACGCCCTGGATGGGCGATAGCGGAACGATCCCGACGGGCGTTCACCGCAAGCTGAGCTTTGCCGTCGAGCTGGCGGCGTCGGGCACTGCCGGCGTGGCACCGGCCTGGGGGCCGATGCTGCGTGCCTGCGGTGTGGCCGAAACGATCGTTGCCGACACGTCCGTCACCTACAACTCGGTGACGAACGGGCACGAAAGCGGTGCTTTCTACTTCTTCAACGGCGCCACGCTTTACAAGCTCCTGGGCAGCCGCGGCAACGCGGTCCTGGAATTCCCCTCGGGCGGCGTGCCGACCATACAGTTCGACATGACCGGCCTTTACAGCCCGGCAGCGCAAGGCACGGCACCGACGCCAACGAACCTGGCGGAATTCAGGAGCGCGACCGAGTTCGGCGACGCCAACTCGCAACCTCTTGCGCTCAATGGGACGGACCTGGGCACAGGACGTGTCCGTTTCGACCTGGGCAATACTGTCGAACATCGCCCGGTAACGGGGGCCGAAAGCGTCGTGATCTCGTCCAAGTCGGGGATGATCGAGGCGACGGTGGACGCGGTGCCCCTTTCCACCTTCGATCCCTTCGCGTTGGTCACCAGCATGGCGGATGTGGCGCTGAGCCTGCAGCACGGCAGCGGCGCGGGCAATGTCATGTCGCTGGCGGCGACCAAAGCCCAGATGATGCTGCCCGGCGATCTGCAGGCCGACAAGAACGTCACGCAATGGCCCCTACGGCTTAAACCCCGCCCCAACGCTGGCAACGACCAGTGGACCCTGACACTCACCTGAGGATAACGACATGTTCAATATCGACGCCCGCCCGACCTTTACGGTTCCTGTCGAGGTGCTGGGACCGACCGACGACGCGCCTGACGGGCAAAGCATCACCGTCACGTTCCGCGCCTATCCCGAGAGCGAACTTGAAGGGTTCGCGGCCTTCACCAGGGAGGGTCAGTCCGGCCTTTTGCGCAAGGTCGTGGTCAATGTCGATGGTGTGATCGACGACGACAACAAGCCCGTCCCTTTCTCGGACGCGCTCATGGACAAGCTGCTCGACTGGGGTGGTGCGCGCGTAAAGATCATACAAGCCTATTCCAAAGGGCTGCTGACCGCAAAAATGGGAAACTGAAATGGGCTGGTCGTGCCTGGGCGGCCGGTCAGCTCCTGCGCAAGTCCGACAGCGAGATCGACGAGGTCGCCGAGGATGCGCGCCGTTTCGGGATCGATCCATCCCGGCTGCGCGGCGCGGTACCAAAGGGCGGGCTCTGGCCCTGGCATGCCCAGGCGGCCAAGGCCCTTGTCGCGTCCCAGACACAATGGCGGTTCCTGGGCGGTCTGTCATCGATGGCCACGGGGCTTGATTACGGCGGCGTGCGCGATGCCTGTGCGCTGGCCGGGATCGACCTGACCGAGGCGCTGTTTTTTGAGCTGCGCGTCATGGAAGGCGCGGCCCTGAACGAGATGAACCGGAGACGCGGATGACCCTCAAGCTGAGCATACTGGTCCAGGCGATCACCGACAGCGCCAAAAAGGGCATCGACAGCCTTGCGGGCTCCACGACGGCGCTCGGCAAGACCACACGGACGGCGGCGGCACAGACCCAGACCTCCACCCGGTCCCTTGGCGCTTTTGGTCGGGCGGCCTCTGGCGCGCGCTCGCGGCTCGGCGCGCTGCGGTCTTCGGTCGCCGCCTATATCCGCGATCTGCGCAACGTCGAAAGCGCCAACCGGACGGCGACGGGCAGCGTGGCGAACCTGACAGCGCAATTCAACGATATCGGCGTCATGATGGCGGCGGGGCAAAACCCGCTCCAGCTGGCCCTGCAGCAAGGGACCCAGATCACCCAGGTGCTGGGACCGATGGGCGCAGCTGGAGCGGCCCGGGCCCTGGGCAGCGCGTTGGTGTCGATGGTCAACCCGGTGTCGCTGATCACCATCGGCTCTATCCTCGCAGGTGCGGCGATGATGCAATGGCTGACCGGCGCCAGCGACGAGGCCGAGAGCCTGGAGGAGCGGATCGACGGGCTGATCAGCAGGATCGAGGATTACCGCAAGAGCGCGCGCGAGGGTAATGGCGATCTGCTGGAGCGCTTCGGCGAGGTGACGCCGGAGCTGCTGGAATTCCGGGATCTGGGTCTGGAACTGGACCGCGACGGGTTTCTGACCGAACTGCGCAAGCTCGGGGCGGACGGGGCCGATGCGCTGATCGATGAGATGCGCGGCCGCTGGACCAGCCGCGGTTCTGTTCTGGATGACCTGTTGCCTGCGGACACGTCGCGGCGCGGCGCGCGCGGCAATCAGCGTCAGAACCGGGCGGCCCTGACCACCGCCTTTGACGCGATCGACACCGACGCCGGGCTTGAAGAGCAACTTGCGCAGGTCATGGCCGTGCGCGATATGATCAGCGCCGCAGCAGATGAACAGGGCAATCTCAACACCACCCAGATGGAGTTTCTGAGGGGTTGGATCGAGGTTGAGGAAGCCATCCGTCTTGCCCTTGCGGCCGAGCGGGAAACCGTTACCGCAATGGAGCGCAAGGTCACGCTGGCCCAAGAGGTGGCCGGTCTCTCCCGGGCCGAAAGCGAGGCCGCCGCCGGGGCCGCCCGAACGATCCTTGAAGGACTGCAACAAGAGGCCGCGCTGCGCCAGGCGATCCGGCAATTCGGTGAGGACAGCGTGCAGGTTGCCGCCCTGCGCGCCGGAGCCGAGCGCCGGGTGCTGGACGAGACGCTTGCCACCCTGGACGTCTCCGAGAGCATGAAGGACGAAATCCGCGCCGCGTTCGATGCCTCGCGCGGCATCGCATCCGTCGATATGGCGGGCAACATCTCGCTCGCGGCGGACGAAGCCAGTCGGCTATTTTCCAATCTCTCGGCCGCGCTCAACCTGTCGCCGACCTATGGCGCGCGCTCAGTCGAGAGCGGCATTGCCGGGGGCGACATTCCGGACTGGGCCCGCGAGGATCTGCCCGAGACCGACGCTGATCGCGCGATGGCGGGCATTCTGGCCAACCGCCGTCGCGAGGCCCGCAAACCGGCCAAAAAAAGCGCACGCGGAGGCAGCCGTGCCTCGGATTACGAACGGGAACGTGAAGCAGTCTCAGATCTGATCGCGGAACTGCAAACCGAGCTTGACGTGCTGCGCGAGAGCGATCCGGTGCGCAAGGAGATGCTGCGGCTGCGGGGTGAACTGGCGGGCGCGACCGAGGCGGAGACCGGGACCATTGCCGATCTGATCGCGCAGCGCGTCGCCGAGACCGCCCAGATCGAGGCCCAGCAAAGCGCCTACGACTTCCTCAGCCAAACCATCTCGGCCAGCATGTCCAGCATCCGCGCCGAAGGCGCAAGCGTCGAGGATGTGTTCGAGAACATTACCGCCGCGATCCTTGATGCGACCATCCAGGCGCAGCTCTTTGGTCAGGGACCGTTTGCCGGGATCTTCGGGACCGCCGATAGCGGCGGGTTGATCGGCGGCGCACTCAAGGGGCTCTTCCCGAACCTATCGACCGGGGGGCGGGTCACAGGGCCCGGGACCGGAACCTCCGACAGCGTGCCTGCGTTCCTGTCGACGGGCGAGTTCGTGGTCACCGCCGCCGCGACCGCGCAATACGGCGATCTGCTGGAGGCGATGAACGCCGGGCAGTTGGCCTCGATGCAGGAACTGGCGCCGGTTACCGGGGCCGCGGGCGGGCCGATCTATCCGCGTCAACCGTCAGCCCCCACCGTGAACCTGATCTCGCCCTTCGATCCATCCCGCGTGATCGACGCGATGAAGGCGGAGCTGGCCAGAACGCCGCCCGCCTACATCACCGATGCCTCCCCTGCCCCAGGCCCATCCACCGGCGGTCAAGCGCCAGGTCTGCATGTTACCATCGAGATCACTGGCAGTCAGACATCAACCGACACCGAGGACGCCGCCTATCGTGGCATGCAGCGGGCGCTTGACGAATATGATCGGGTGCAGTTCCCGATCAGTTTCGAGCGCCAGCGGCGCGAGCCCTGGAGGCGTTAGGCGATGCTGACCTTCCCGCTGTCGCCTGCCGATTTCATCGATCGGCTACCGATCAAATCGGTGACGCCCGACTTGCCCGAAATTGTCTCGATGAGCCAGACCGGTGGTGGCGATATCCTCACCGAAGATCTCAGCCCGCGTTTGTGGCGCGGCGAGGTTCTGCTGGCCAAACTGACCCCCGACGAGGCGTCAGCGGCCATGGCGTTGATCCAGGCGGTTCGCGGTCCGGGGCGGTCCTTCATGGCCTACGATACGCGGCATCCCGCGCCCCGGAACGACCCCGATGGCAGCGGGCTTGTCGGCGCCACGCCGCGCATCCAGAGCCTGGGCGCAAATCCGCGCACGCTGAGCCTGCACGGTCTTCCAGCCGACTATGTGCTTTTGCGTGGTGACATGCTGTCCTTCGATTATGGCGCGGGCCCGGTGCGGACAGCGCTGCATCAAGTGGTGGATGAGACGGTGACCGCCAATCAGGGCGGGGCCACACCGGAGTTCGAAGTGATCCCGTTCGTGCGGGCCGGGGCGGCGGCCGAGGCCGCCGTGACCCTGATCAAACCGGCGTGCAAGGCGGTGATCCTACCCAATTCGGTGACAGTGGGCACCAATGGCGTCTGGATGACCGAAGGCGTCGCGTTTTCCTATGTGCAGACGCTGAGGTAGAAATGCGGATTTGGAGCCCCCTTCTGAGAAGCCACTACGCCGCGCGAAAGGGGCGGTATGCCCGTCTGCTCTTTTGGGTCGCGGCGCGCGATCGGGATACCCAGCAGACCGAAACACTGGGTCTGTGGACCGGGGACGATCATCTGGATTTCGAGATCGCGGGCGAGATCCGTACCTATTACGGTGCGGGCACGCTGCTCGGGGCCGACCCGCTCAACCTTACCATCGGCCTTGAGGTCAGGACCCAGCGCGTGGTCTTTTCCGCAATCGCACCCGAGGTCGAGCTCGCGCTGCGCGGTTACGACACCAAGCTGGCGCCGGTAGAAATGCATCTGGCGCATTTCGACCCGCTCTCCGGTGTCTTGCTGGAAGAGCCGGAGCCGCGCTTCAAGGGGGTGATCGACCAGCTGGAAATCATCACGCCGGAAGCCGGTGGAGAAGCCGCTGCGACCTGCACCCTGATCAGCGCGGCCTATCGGTTGCGCAATACGCTTTCGCTCAAAAAATCAGATGCCGCACTGCGGGCGCGGGCACCCGATGACGGGTTCCGCAAGGATACCGACATGACAGGTTCCATCGATGCGGTCTGGGGCGAGCTGCGCGCGAGCGCACCGCCCGCGAACGATCCGAGCCCATCGGCGATCCCGTCCAGGCCGACAGCTGTGGAGGAGCCAAGATGAAGCGGCGCAAGGATTGGATGTCGCGTCTGACCGGCTATGTCGGCAGGACCGCGCGGCTGTCAATCGACCCCGGCACTCATGACTGCGCGCTGTTTCTCGCAGGCGCCGTGCTGGCGATGACGGATGTGGACTTTGCCGCCCCCTATCGCGGCCGCTACACCACCTTGCGGGGCGGCCTGCGCATTCTGCGCAAAGACGGGTTCGAGGATCATATCGCGCTGGCCCGTTACCATCTCGAGACGCGCCCAACAGCCTTTTTACAGGTCGGCGATGGAGCGGTGGTCGATACGCCTTTGGGCCCGGCTTTGGGGGTCGTGCAGGGCCCGTCGATATACCTGGTCGGGTATGAGCGGCAGGAAGTGATGCCGCTGACCTCGGCGGCTTACGGGTTCACGGTCTGATGCCCCCGGTTGGCGCTTTCTTCGCGGGTCTCGCCGGGGCTGGCCTGGCCGCCGGGCTTGCGGGCACGGCCGCTGCCAGCACCTGGCTTGCGGGTGTCACGGTTGGCAAGTTTCTGACATCGACGGTCGGGCGGTTGCTGGTGACCGTTGCTCTGAGCGCCTTGCAGGCCGCGCAGATGGACAAACCGACGAGCCAGGTCGCCGGTCTGCGGACCAGTCAGACGATGACGGGTGGCACCAATCCGGCATCTTTCGTGATCGGGGCAGAGTATGCCACCGACGGTCAATTGGTAACCCCGCCGATGAGCCATGGCAGCGCGGGCGGGCTGCCCAATGCCTACCTGAACTATGTGATCGAGCTGTCCGATCTGCCGCTATCGGGTCTTAATATGCTGGTGCTGGATGGCGAGCTTGTCGAGCTGGGCACTCAGGCACATGCGGATTATGGCCTGCCGGTTCTGGGGCGGTTCGCGGATCATGCCTGGGTCCGGTTCTACGACGGCACACAGACCGCCGCCGACCCGATGCTGATGGATAGATACGGCGACTACGAGCGGCCCTGGGGCTCTGATCGCATCGGGGCGGGTATTGCCTATGCCGTTCTGACCTTCCGCTATAATCGCGAGATCTTTGTCCAGTTTCCTCGCGTGCGCTTCGTGGTGGGCGGTATTCCGCTTTACGATGCGCGCAAGGACAGCTCGGTCGGCGGTGTCGGCGCACATCGCTGGGCGGATCCTGCGAGTTGGGAGCCCAGCTCGAATACTGCCGTCCAGATCTACAACATTCTGCGCGGGATCGACCTGGGTGACGGACATATCTGGGGCGGTGGCGCGGAGGCGGAGGATCTGCCGCTCGATATCTGGTGGGCCGCAATGAACGCCTGCGATGTCCAGATCGAGCGCGCAGATGGCAGCTTTGAGAATGCTTATCGATCGGCCTTCGAGATTGCGGTCAGCGATGAACCGGCCAGCGTCATCGATGAGTTGCTCAAGGCCTGCGGAGGACGGATGGCGGAAGTGGGCGGCGCCTACAAAATCCGCGTCGGCGGGACCGGTCTGCCGGTGTTCTACTTCACCGATGACGATGTGGTTGTCTCGGAAACACAGAGCTTCAAGCCGTTTCCGACCGCCAACAGTATCTATAATGGTGTGCATGCCAGCTATCCCGACCCGGATGCGGCCTGGCAATCGCGCGAAGCCCCGGCCCGCTATAACCTGATCTATGAGCTGGAGGATGGTGGCCAGCGCCGGGTTGCCGATCTGCGCCTGCCCACCGCGCCCTATCCCGATCAGGTCCAACGCCTACAGCTGAGCTATCTCAAGAACGAGCGCCGCGCGCGCCAGCACTCGTTGACGCTGGGCCCCGATGCGACCCAGCTCGAACCGCTCGACGTGGTCGGTTACAGCTCGGGGCGCAACGGGTACATCTCAAAGAGCTTTGAGCTTACCGCCACGACCGACCCCCTGATCACCGGTAACCCGACGCTTGGCCTGCGCGAGACCGATCCCGGCGATTACGACTGGTCGCCGACATTCACCCTGCCATCGAGCGCCCCGGCGTCGCGCAAGGTGCCCATTCCCACCTTGAGCGTTCCGGGCTTCAATGCGTTTGCGTTTGTCCAGACCGATGCGCTGGAGATAGAGCGCCGCGTCCAGATCCGCATCGTCTGGAACGCGGACGCGATTGAGGCGCCGGGCATCCGCTGGGAGGTTCGCCTGCGCACGACAGGCCAGCAGGTCACGCAAGGGAGCACATCCCGCATGGCAGCGGGTGAGGCATTCATATCGGAGGGTCTGATCCCCGATACCGATTATGAGGTTCGCGCCGAGCTGGTCACCTCTCTGCCGAGTGTTCCGACGGGATGGATCCTGGTCCACACCGACGATGTGCGCCTGACGATTGCGGATCTGAGCGCCGAGGTGTTTCAGGCGATCGATGACGATGCGCGGGCCACGGCCAGCAGCTTGATTGCTGCGTTTGAGCTTGAAACAATCCAGCCGATTGCTGACCTAATCCCGCCGATCACCGCAGATATCGACCGGATCGATGTCGAGATCGGCAGTATCCAGGCCGATATCCCGGAGATCTTGCAGGACATCGGCAGGATCGACATCGACCTCGAGCTTAAGGATGTCAGGCAGCAGTCGATCTTCGACACGCTAGACCGGATCGGCCAGAACCTGCTTTGGGCGATGACAAAGGTCAGCAGCACAG